ACGTCCTCGGGGCTTATTTCTCCAAGCTTCTGCTCAAATCGGCGGGTTATCAGAATTTTACCGATTCCTTTATCGAACCAGTTGCGCCTCAAAACATAAACCTTGCCGACTTTCCACTTCCGCTTGTGAAGGCGCCTTGTCTGAACTTTTTGGCCGGAAAAAATTTTGGGGATGTGTTCTTTATGAAAGAGCGCCATCCTCTCAAGCCTCAATATATAATTTTTTCGCGCATTCCTCACAATAAGCTTTCCGAACTCTTCCATAAGTTTCGGTTACATAAATCGTATCTCCCGGCATGAATTTTCTGCCGCAGCGAACACAATGCTTGAACTTAAGCCTTTTATAAAGGCTTATTTTCCAGCCTTGGTCAAGCGGCGCCGGTATATTTATCGCTCTCAACGCCGAAGCCCCCTAAGCACGATTCTTTTTGCGCGGTCAAAATAACCGGCCTTCATCAATTCGCTTCTTTCCGGCCGGACGGGAACGAAATCTTCACCCATTGTTTTGAGCTTCTCCCACATGTAAAGCTCCTCGGCAACTTCCCAGATTTTGGCGCGGACTTGCGGCCAGAAGCTGCCCGGCTCCCGGTTTCGGCGCTTCATTCTTGATTCACCTCTTTCCAACCGGCTCTTTCAAGCGCCCGCGCAATTATTTTAATTGCAATATGATTGGCTCCGAAGCTCTTAAGCAGCCTGTCGAGGTTGTGGTCGGGAAGGTATTCGCCCTCATCATTAACCGCAACTTTGGCGAGATTTCTGTTTTCAAGCTCCTCAAGGAAATCGCAGATTATCATGTGCACCCTTGCATTCGGCTCAACTTCTTCGTCGTTGGCTGGTTGAGTTTTTGTGAAATCATCGGCATACCAGTAACCGTTGTAAAGCGGAACGAAAGCCAAACAGAAGCTTTCGGTTGTTTTCGGAGTTGTTAGGAAGCCCTTTGTGGGCAATTCATATTCAGCCGGCCTATTTATTGGCCCGACAACTGATGGGTAAATTATGCAGGCTCTGATTTCCGAGAACTCAAGGAACGTAAGCAGTGAGTTCGGGTTTCCGTAATAGAGGTCGTAAACCAGCCGGCCGGTGATAAAGCGCTTGTTAAGCTCATCTGCATGAACGAGAAGCTGCCAGCGGAGTTCGTCAAGGCTGGGTATTTCCTGAAGCGCGATGAAGCGCTGCTTTAAATCTGCAACTGAATTGACGCCTATATCCTTCAGCCTTACACTGATATAATTGAGCGAAAAAGCTGCTTTTTCGGGCTTGTCGAAGCCGAAAACCTTGTGGTTATAAAGCTCCGGCAGTTCGGGCTTGAACTCCTCGCACCAGAGCCGCACAATTTCCCGGATGTTTTCTTCCTTGGTGATTACTTTATAATGGATTGTAATTCCCATCGCGGCTCTCACCCCCGACGTGTTAAAATATGGCGGAACACCTATTTAAACTCTTGTCTGAGGCGTATTTCCGAAAAGGCGCTCAATATCGGTCGGCTTGATGGATTTAAGCCTTCTGAGGATTTTATCCATGCGCTCAAGAGGCTCCGATTTAATGTTTAAGCTTTGAGGCGCCTCTGGTTTTTCGCCCTTAAATTCATCGCAGCGGGCAATTACATAACCGACTGTTTCCGCAATGTCCCGGTGAACGCATTCCTTGTATTTCCGGCAGTTAAGGCAAATTGGAACCGGTGGCGCCTCTGAAAGCTCGATTAGGCTGTAACGCTTCTTGTTTTTTAAGCCAATATTTCTTGAGGCCCTCGGAAGGGTCGGTGTAAAAGAGGACGGGATTTGGAGAGTGGGGATAAGTCAGCTTCATGTTAACACCTCGGAAAATTAATAAATGATTTTGATGCCCAGTTTTTCCAAGTATTTGCGTTGTAATTCCGCGATTTCCTTTGATTCCTCATTGTATAGGTTTTCCAAGCCCTTTTCGAGCTTCCTTATCATTTCTCGTATTCTTTCGCGCCTTGCGTCGTATTTTGCGCTTATTCTCCGCAATTCCTCGAAATATTCCTTTGGAAATTCGATTTTTATGTTTGCGTCCACTTCGACTACGTGAAAGCCTATACACTTCAAGACCATTTTCACTCAGCCCCCGGAATTTTTTGAGTTGCGAGTCTGTAAAGCTCGCTGAAAACTACGTGAACCGCAAAATCGAAGTTCGCTTCAAGTGAATCGCTTGGATAACGTTTTTCGGCTGCTTGTAAAACGGCTCCTATAAGCGTGGCGAGCGCCACGTCCGTGCCGTGTTCACGCTGAACAAGTAGGTGCTTTGCCCAGAGTTTTTTACACATTTCCTTAAAAGCATTTTCTTTATCAATTTGGGCTTGATTTTGGGCTTGTTTTTGTATCTGCATCCCGATTCTCACCTCCAAGCGGTTAATCGAAAAAAATAAGGGAGGATGGCATATTTAAACTCTTGTCTCCGGTCTAACTGTAAATTGCGGGAAGAACTCGGTCTGCCGGGTTTTTGCCGAGGATTTCTCTGATTTCATCCGCAAAGTCCTCTACGGTTTTGACGGCTTTTTCGTAAATCTCCGGAAATTCTTGCTTGATTATTTCATTAAACATATTGTTGCGCTCTTGGATTATGATGAGCTTGTCGCAGATATAGGCGGCGTCTCCAAGCCGTATTTTCGCATCCCTCAACGCCCTAAGACAATCAATCGTGTTTTGCAGTATTGAGCTTACAATGCACAGCAAGCACCTTTCCGGCTTCAGCTTTTTGCCTTTCAATCTGTCGGGATTCTTGCAAGTTACGAATTGCGAGTAAGGACATGGAAGTTCGCGTTTTTTCAATTAACTCACCTCAAATTCCTCAGCTTCAACGGTTTTCCATTTAATTGCGGTCGGCTCTATTTGAATGAGGGCAACGTTGTCCTTTTCGAGGATTTTTGAGACAATTTTTAAAATCTCTGATTTTTTGAGAGTTTCCCGGATTTCGTAAATTGTTTCTTTTCTGCATGTTAACTTCAATTTTTTCACCCACCTCTCTTTTGGTTTTGAAAAAAGGAAAAAAGGGGGGAATTTAGGCAGCATTGATTCGCCTTTCGACTTCCTTGAGGTATTCCAAGCGGGCTGTGAGGTAATTGCGTTCGCGGTCTATTTCCTCAATCGCCCTTGATTTCAACTCGCTGATTTTCTCTCTGAGCTTCGTTATCTGCTCAAGCGTTTTCTCGTAATTCATAGGGCCTCCCTCAGCTTTTTTATGGCCGTTACAACCACATCGAGGATGAAGGTTATTGCCGCAGCCACTCCGGGCGGAAGCCACGCGCTTATTGCCAATACGCCGGCTTCATACTTCGCAAAGGTCTCGCCGAGCATGTGGAGATGATACTCGATTTCCTCATCCTTACCACGCGCTCTGAACCAGTTTTCGAGGAAGCCCAGCAAATTGCGACAATAAGCGACTGCGAAGGCAACCACTGAATTGCCGAAGATGTATCGCAGAGCCTGAATAAGATGGGCGAATATCGGCTCGGCAGTTGTTATGTCAACGCTTTGGACGGCTTCGTTGAGACCGGTGAATACCGACAGCGCCACGAGGAATATTACGAAGCCCATAACTGCCTTTCCTTTCCCGTTCATTCACATCCCTCCTTTCTTTCCTTTTTGGAGCTTCCCACCGCCGGACGGTTGGTAAAGGGAGAAGGGGAATTATGTGATAAAATCCGGTGTCCAGCGGTTTCGGGCAACGCTCTCCGATGATGGGTTTCTGAAGGGAGATGGCTCGCTCGCCCAACTTGGGTTTCTAACTTTTCATGGCCTAAAATCGCAATTGGATATGGCTCGGAAACAGGAAGCCCTTCAAGGCTTCTCCAAGCTGCCCAAAAATCGGCGAGGAATCGCTTAACCATTTTTCGCATTGCACGGTAATGGATATGAAGCGCGCACGCCGGCGCCTTTGCTTTCTTCAGCTTCCGCTTGCATTCCTTGTAAAACGGGCAGTTTTTGGGATTTTCAAGCGGGTAATTCAGTTTTTCATTCTCTCTTTCCTTGGCTTTATCGTATATTTCGCGGTAAAACGGCGTCCTTTGCTTTATGAAACTGTCTCCAATTTTCCAGCATAGGACTTTGGCTTTCGGATTGTAACCCAATTTTTTGCCGTGTTTTCTTTTCGGCGCCTTACCGTTTTCAACGTGCAAGCCAGCATAACGCCAGAAACTGCTTGCGTGTTCAGCTTTATACGGGTCGAAATAGCTTATGAGGCCGCCGGCAAGGATTGGGCCAATTCCCTTGATGAATTTCAGATATTTCTCGTAAATCGGCAGCCCTTTAATCGCAGCCTTAATATAATCCCTAATTTCTTGCTCAAGTTTTTTCAGCAACTCGGGATGGACGCCGACAACTTTGCCGACTTGTCGCAGCCTGTTAAAGCTGCGTATCCGAACGTCCTGCACGTCATAATAAATTTCAACGAGATTTCGGATTTTCGCCTTAAACTGTTCGCTTATGTAATTTGGGTTTCTGTTTTCACACAACTCGCTCGAATACTGTGGGTTTCTAAGGTATTCTGGCTCGCTCACTTTGATTGGGTTCCTGCTCTCATTTGGCTCGCTTCTCTCAACTGGGTTTCTAACTTCCTTTGACTCGCTCGAATTAAATGGGTTTCTGATTAATTTTGGCTCGCTTGAATTAGATGGGTTTCTAACCAACCTTGGCTCGTTAACCTTCAATGAGTTTCTCTCCAATTATGCCCCTCCTCCAATTATGAGCTTGAGAATACAACGGCAATTAGGGTGAACATGAGGCCGCCAAATAAAGCGGCCGGTTCTCCTAAGAAAGGGGAAAATCTCGGCAAGTTCTTCTTCATTGAAGATTTGCCCATTATATTGGGCGCAAAGCTCACAAGTTTTGAGGTCAACCTCGCTTTGAAAGAGCCAGAGGCGTTCCTTCTGAGGCTTCCATTTTTCAAAATACCGCGTCCTCGCTTTGCGTCCACCCGCAATTTTTTCGCGTTTAATCAAGCCTTTTCGCTGAAGCCGGCCAAGACTTGCGTAAACTTGATGGTAATCCTCACCGAGCGCGTCAGCAATTCCGCCGGCTGTTTTGCCCGGAACCGTGCGGATGTAATTCAAGATGCGGCGGTCAAGGTCAGAAAGTAAAGCCTCGCTCATTTCACTACTCTCCTAACCATATTGGTTCCGCATTGCGGGCATGGAACCCGCCTCTGAGGTTTTGTGAATAAAACTGTGCCGCAAAACGGGCATTCGTAATAAATCTCCTTCTTTTTCTTCATTCGACTTCAGCCTCAGCTTCTTCTTCCGGCGCAACCTCAATCGGCCAGCCTAATTCAAGCAGAATCTTCCGCGCCTCATCGCGGTCAACAAGCCCAATATCGTAAGCCTCAAGCACATCACGAACATTGAACTCCGGTTTTTCGGGCATACCCCAATAGAGGCGCACCTCAGCCTTAACCGGGTCATAACCAGCCTTACGAAGAACTTCGCCCCACACTTGACGCTCAACAATCCGCTTCAGAAAACGCTGCAAGGCTTGGACTTTTCGTTCAGCAACTTCGATGGCAGCTCTCGCTGAGGCTTCAGTAAATCCGGGCGTTGTGAAAAGCTTCGGAAGGGGCGTTTCAAGCGCGAGATAAAATACGTTGTAAAGTGTTTCAAGGTAGGCGTCAAATCCTCGGGCGCGCTCCGGGATTATTTGTTGAACTTTCGCTTTTTCGGCGTTGGTTGTGAAGCGGGCGCCTGAACGCGGCAAATCTTGGATGCGGCCGTGATATTCCTTGAGCGTTTTCTCGGGGACTCCGGGAAAAATCCAAAGCTCGTTAGGCGCTCCGAATTTTTCGAATTGCTTCATTATTGAGTCTTCAATGCGGCCAATTATCTCCGCGTAAGAATACCGGACTTCTCCATCTCCAACCGGCATTCGCTTGCAGAGTTTATGGATGAGGCCGGTTCCGAAACCATCTCCGCGTATTGGTTTGTAACAGAAGTGAATTATTTCATCCCAAGGAATCAGCTTGTTGCCGTATTTGGGAGTAAGCTTTAAGGCTTCAATTCGGCTCCAAGGCGAGACGGCTTGAACTTTGCGGTCGGCCGGAATAAGCCTTTCAACCGCTTGAATCGGAATTATCTGCACGTTATTTATGTCGCCATCAACCTTATGCCAGAAGGCATTTCCGAAACCGACAACGTAAACGGCTGTGATTTGGAGCATTTCATCAAGCCCGACTTGCTCGTTCCAATCATCAATATACTCCTTTGCGAGCTTGCCGTCCTTCAGCTCGGTATATTCCTCGTTCTGTCCAGTGTAAAATCCGGCGCCGACAGCTTGCCAAGCGAGGAAATTAATCGCGGAAGCAACTGCCGGATGTCCCTCATAAATTTCCATCATATCCTCAAAACTGACTTGAGGAACAACGCCGGTCTGGCGCTGAAACGGCTCCAAAAAAAGCTGTGCCGGGGCGCGGAATGCCTCTTTAATTCTTTTGAGAAAGCTCAATCAGCCCCGCCTCCTTGGCTTTTTTCAAAACAAGCTCCGTGATGAAGCCGGCGACACTTTTTCCCTCTTTTTCAGCCATTTTTTTGGCGATTTCAAAGACATGCTTCGGAATTGTAACGCATTTTTGCCCTTTATGGGGCATTCAACTGTTACCTCCCATGTGTAAGTAACTGTTATTAATCTGCCGGCTGGAGATATATAACTGTTTCGGTAACAGTTACATTTTTAAGCCAGAAACAACTTTTATATTATCGGAGTTGAATCAACATAAGGCTGTGTGAAAATTGCCAAAAGAAGGTCAAGTTGCAGTTACAATTCCGACATATATTTGGGAGCTGGTTAAGCGGTATTTTGAGGCAAATAAGGAAGAACTCAAAAAACGTGGGATTAAATCGCCAACAAGACTTCTTTGTGTGTGGATTTTAGAATCTTACGCAGAACAACGCGACAAATTGCACAAGAAAGCGGAAGGTCGGGAAACATCTGTTTAAGCGCTGATACAACTTCAACAGGTAACTCAATTTTCTTCATTTTTTACAACCCTCGGATAAAATTAAGCAGTTTTCTCAGCTCCTTAAAAACTTACCTTTTGTTGATATATTTCCTTACCCGGAGAGAGTTGGGTAAAAGTATTCTGATAATGGAACAGTTACCAAAACAGTTATATAAACAGTTCAGCTCTAAACTTTAACGGTTGTTAATTATGAGTGTTCAAAAATCAACCATCGAAAACAAGTTGTTGCTTTTCGGACAATCCTTGACAATTGAAGAAGCTGAAAACGGACTTTTCAAGGTTTACGGCCACGCAATTCACCCGATTAAAACTTATCATCCGAATGAATGGCCAGAAATGCGCGTTTACCTTGAAGAAGAATTGAAAAAAGCTGCTCCAACACTTGTCGGTAAGCCCTTCGGCATTGACCATATAACGGATTTGCCTTACACAATCAGCCACGCCGAATGGGATGATGAGGCAAATGCGATTTATTATGAGGGTTACGTAGGGCCTGAAATTGCGCAGATGATTAAAGACGGCAAAGTTAAAGGCGTCTCAATTGAGCTTGATTGGGAAATTCCGGGCGGTAAGCTTGAATACGTGAACGGAATTGCGCCTCGAAACTTCGTTTTTACCGGCCTCGACTTCATCGTTAATTTTGAGCCGGGAGACCCGCAAGCTTGGGTTAAACTCGCCGAGGCTGCTTGGCGCAAATACATCTCCGATTTTAAAATAACCTTGAAGGAAGCCAAAAAGCCGGTTAAAGAGCAAATTCTGAGACCCGAAGATTTTATTTGGGGACTTTTCCGAGACCCCGGACGTTTTGAACCGGACAGTTTTCGCACGGTATGGATTGATTACCCGAACGGCATTCAAGGTATTGTGGGAAGGCTTAAGGCGGACGGCTCCCAGCAAATTCAAAGCATTCTGTTTATGAAATCGAAAGGCTGGACGCTTGAATCGGCCAAAGAATGGCTTGAAAGACATTTTCCCGGTTACGGCGAGGAACCCTTCCCGCTTGATTTCGCCTTACCGTCACAGTTCTGGCCTTATCCAGTCGGCGAATCTCCGAAGGTTGTGATTTTCGTTGAGGCGTTGAAAGGGCCGAAACCAGCCGGTGAAAAGCCGGTTGGTTCGGAAGCCCAAATAACGAAAGGTGAGAGTCGGATGGAAGAAAATAAAACCGAAGATAAAACCGAAAACGAACAGGTTGAAGATACGGAAGTGAAGGAGCAGCAAATCCAAGGGACCCCCAAAATTGTTGAGCGCGTTGTCCCATTTGAGGAAACACCAACGGCCCCCATTGATAGACCTTGGGACGCCAATGCTGCGGAAAAGCGAATAAGAAAATGGGCTTCAAGGGACGGAAGCGGAGAGAAGGAAACAATTGATTGGGCAAAATACAGAAGGGCGTTCGCTTGGTATGACCCAGAAAGAGCCGATGATTTTGGTGGTTACAAGTTGCCGCACCACGATATTGTTGACGGCAAATTCTGTGTTGTATGGCGCGGCGTTGCAGCCGCAATGCAAGTTCTTCTCGGAGCAAGGGGCGGAGTTGATGTTCCACCCGAGGATAGGCGAGGAATTTACAACCATCTTGCGAAGCATTATAGGCAATTCGGTAGGGAACCTCCAGAATTTCACGAAGCCTTGATTATGAACCTTGAAAACCGCTTTACCGAGCTTGAAAACAAAATCAACAAAATCGCTGAAGCTGTCGAAATCAAGGTTGAAGTCAAGGAGAGCAATGAAAAAACCGAGGAAAAGGTTGAGGAAGTCAAGGAAGCTGTCGAAAACATGAAGGAGGAAATCAAGGAGAAGGTTGAGGAGAAAGTCGAGGAAGTAAAAGAGCAAGTCAAGGAAGAAATCAAGGAAGCCGAAGAAAAGAAGGAATCAGAGGCGCAAACCGATGAAACTGTGAAACTCCGCGAAAGAATTGCCGAACTTGAGGACAAAGTCAAGGAAGCCGAGAAGCGCGCAATGAGCGCCGAAGCGAAACTTGAGGCGTTTAAGGAAACAGTCCGCTGCTTAATTCCAAGTCAGCGCGTTTATCGCCATTGGGGCTGGGGGCCACAGCAATTCGTGTATCAGCTTAAACGCGTCCTCAATAAGAAGCCATGACCTCACGGTAACCCCTTGTTTAAGAAATTGAAAAGGAGAGTGATGTGGAATGGTTGACTTCAGCGAGTTTACGAATCTTGAAGCGGGCGACCTTGTAACTTCAGGCGCCTCAAGCCTTGTGCTTACATTCACGGCCGGCGCCGCAATAAGCAAAGGCGACCCAGTTTACCTTACCGGAGACGGCGAGGTTTCGCCAGCAACCTCTGACCAGCCTTGTATAGGCGTGGCTCTCAACAACGCCTCAGCCGGCGAGGAAGTTTCAGTCTGTGTTTTCGGCATTGTGAAAGTCGTTGCTGGCGAGGCAATATCCGCTGGTGCAAAGGTGAAGGGCGCTGATTCCTCAAAGCGTGTGCTTGCGCTCGTTGTCGGAACTGACTCCGAAACTCTGGTTCTCGGAACCGCTCTAACATCCGCTTCCGCTGCCGGCGATGAAATATTCGTGCTTGTCGGAAGGTGATAAGCCATGAGATTCGAGGAAGCTGTTAAGAATCCAGAGTTGAAGGCACATTACGACCGCGTGATTGCCGAAGCCAAAAACAACAGATTGTTCAAGAAGCTCATTGAAAGGGGTATAAAGGAAGGGTTGTTCAGCGATGAAGCTGCTGCAATAGGCAGAATACACGACAGAGTTTATGACGCCGCTTATCCGGCCGCAATAGGCAGAGAAATAATAACCGTAAGGACAACGACTCAGCCCAAGGAGCGCTTTATAAAGAGAGGCAAAACAGAGGCGTATGTTGCCTCTGAGGGCGCTGATGTTTACGTTGTTCCGGCCAAAGTCAGTTATGTTGACATAAGCGCCGACATTATCTTGAAGGCGACAAGCGAATGGACTCGCGAGCTTGTCGAGGACGCAACTTGGAACGTAATGGACTTTGAGCTTCAGGCTCTCGGTAAGGCAATTGCCGAAAAGGAAACCAAGAAGGTTCTAAGCGTTTACGATGCGATTTCGGCCTCGAACCTTGCTGGCGGCTCCGAGCTTGACGGCGGCAATGCCGTAATGAGCTGGAGCCTGCTTCTGAAGCTGTTCAATGCATTGAAGGGCGAGAATTACAGCCCAACGGTTGTTGTAATGCACCCAACCCACGCCATCCAGCTCCTAAACGATGACAAATTCATTCACAGCGCTTATCTCCCAAGCGAATCCAATGTCAGAAACGGAATATTGACGAGAATTGAGCCTCTCGGCATAAACGTTGCAGTAAGCACGCTTGTAACGGCCGGCAAGGTTTACATGATTGACGCTAACATGGCCGGAGTCATGCTGGTAAGACGCGACATAACAACTGAGGCTTACGAAGACCCCAAGGAAGGGCTTTACGGCGTTGTTGCAACTGAGCGCATTGGAATCGGTATAATTAACTCGAAAGCGGTCGCCCGCATGACCAATATAGGAACAAGCGTTTAAACTCCGATAATTCAGTAATATCCCCCAATTCCCCCTTTTTTAGGATTTTAAAATCCGAGAGGTTGAGTTCATGAGTGAAATGCCTTGGAGTCAATACGACCAAGCGTATAAGCGTATCTATTACGCGATTTTACCGCCTAATCGAGCCGTGAAAATCGAAATTGACCTTTCAGTTGAGCGGAGCGGTAAAAGCTTGGTTGAGGAAGGCTTGCTTCCGCCTGAAAAAACGTTTCTTTATTTGACGGTTTTGAAGAAGGGAGACGGAAATTGGAGTTTTAAAATGGTTTTTGATGACGGCTCATCAATTGAATATTCTTCAGATGAGCTTGCTGACGGTTACCTCATGGAGCGGCGTTTTGTTGACATATTGTTCAGCAACGCCGCCCAGAGTGGGGTAACCAACCCTAAATTCCTAATTGAATGGATTGAAGAGGTGATGTAAAGATGCCGGATTTCCCTCCCGGAAGAGGATTAGACCCAACTGTATGGACGGATGAAAGAGCCGCTAAACTCGACAATTTGGACATTGCGGTTTCAAGCAGAGCCGATGGCGCACATTATACAGCGGACAGAGCAGCTCAACTTGACCGATTGGTTGATATGGAAAAGCACCTTGCGCCAGTTGAAGGAACAGCAAGCTTCCTAACAACAGATACCTATCCGAAAACCGTAACGCTTGTGGACACTTCAACGGCCGGCGAACCGGGAGCGGACGGAAAACAGCATATAATTGATGGATACATTGATTTGTCGGCGCTTGCGGATGGAGAAAGCGTAACAATAAGGGAATATATGATAATTAAATCTGGCGGCAGTTTTGTCAAATACGCCGAAGCGACATATTCCAATGCGCAAAGCGTTCCATTGCTGCATATAACAACGAAACCCGCACGATATGGCTTGAAAATCGAAATTACAATGGATTCGGCGCCGGCAGCAGACCGCAATTTCGATTATCAGTTGTTCAAGAAGGCTGTGGCTTAAAATGGGTGAATATCCCCCTTTCATAATCATAATCGCAGAGGACAAAGTAGGGCTTGCGAAAGAGGAGACTCTAAATGCTTTAAAACAGGCGCTTGTATCAGTTGCCGGAGATAAACTGCGAATAAGCGTTGTTGACGCGCTTCCGGCCGGCACTAATAAGATTGGCAGCATTGATGTAGATAATTTCCCAACTGAATACCCACTTCCATCCACTCAAATCACAGATTTAAAACAGGTTGAACAGAAACCGAATATTGTGGATGGCAACCAATTTACTGGGACTTATGCCTCAACGGCGGCCGGCGAGACAACAATAATTTCTGGGGTTTCCGGAAAAACAATCAAAGTTTACGATTATTATTTATGGAATAGTGGAACTGCTGACGTAGGCGTTACACTCAAATTCGGAACAAGCGGAAAAACTCTTTTTAAGGGAAAATTAGCGCCGAAAACAGGCGTTATAAAAAGTTTCGTTCGCCCTTGGGAAGGAAACGACGGGGACTCGCTTGTATTGGCCTTGGACGATGCTGGAACAGTTGATTATGGTATAGGAGCCGTACAGGCATGAGCGTTGTAATTAAATTCCCTTCAACAACACAAGAAATCGTAAGCGGTTGGAATGATCCTGAAAACGCATACGCCGAAGATGGTTCTAAGGCTTATGCGAGTCCACCTGACAATACAACCAAGCCGGAACAGAAATATGGTGGCTGGGGCTTTACGGAAGATGATATTCCGCCCGGTTCCATAATTGACAAGGTTGAAATAGGCGCGAAACATTATGAAACCGACCCAAGCGGTTATTACCAATATACTGATTTAAAATATGTAAATTCGGGAGGTTCAAGCACCACTTACAGCCTAACAAGACGTTCGAGCCTAACTTGGGATTGGATAGATATAACAGATAAGGAAACTTCTTGGGACTTGGATAAACTTAATAATGCTGATGTCCGCATTATAAGCAAGCTTACGTCTTCAAGCAGCGGCGGTTGTTTCATTGAAACTGAAGATGAAAAATGTTATTTCATTTTAAAGGATGAAGAAGGCTGGCTTATTAAACCCGTAAGCGAGATTAAACCGGGCGACAAGCTTTTTGTATGGCATCCCAAACTTGGATTCAAAACGGAGCCGGTTCTGAGGGTTAAAGCCTATGAGGGCGAGTTCAACATTGTCGAAATTTGGAGCGGCAGATTTGATCGGTTGCCACGATTACCCGATAAAACTGAGTTCATGGAATGGATTGCGCATATAACCGTAACTGAAAAACAAGTTTTGCCGGTTTACAAAAAAGCTGCGAATATTGGCTTGAAGAAATTCGCTGGGCCGGAGATTATAACAGCCAGAGAAATTTGGGAGCGCGTAAAGGCTGGGGAGCAGTTCTGGGTTGGACATCTTTGGGGGCCAAAAATAACAATAATGATGTTCCCGATTGAAAAATGTGCTTTAAGGACTTACATCGGCAAGGTTTACGATATTAAAATCGCCGATAAAGAATGCCGAATGTTCTGTAAGACGCTTCACATTGAGGAATTGCGAAAACTTGAAAAATGGGGTTATACCTTGCAAAAACAAGCCGAGTTAGGCCCTCCATTTTTGGCAATTGCCAGTAAATACACAAGTTACGTTGACGCGGTTGCAATTCGTGTAACTTATACGCCTCCAGCAGAAGGCGGGCAATATTACACGCAAGGTGATGGGCTTGGAAGCGAGGTGAAATACGTTGGTTAAAAAAGTCGGATATGCAATTGGAAGATGTCCGCGCTGCGGTAAACTCTTAATGCGAAGAAGACCCGCGAAAATTGCGATTTGTGATTGTTGGATGTATTGTCCCATTTGCGGGCGTAAAATGGAGCCTTATACTCCGCCCTCTGACCCTCGCGAAATTGAGGCCGGAGACCTTGAAACAATAATGATTTGTCGCAATCATACTCCGCCTTATAAAAGCAAGGTTAAGCCGGTTGAGGTGAGGCTGCAATGAAGCCGGAAAACAAATTTAAATTGACGAGAAGGGAGCAGCAAGACTTGATGGATAAAACCATACTTGAAATGCTCACGAAAAGCGAGGTTGTTCACTGGACAGACCTTGAAAAGAAAGTTTTGGGAACTTGTCATTGGTATGCAACTTCAAGCAGGTTCCGCAGCCGGATGAGATACTTGCTTAAGAAAAATTTCATCGAGAAGGTTGAGAAAGGAGTTTACAAAATAACCGAGGCGGGGATGAAGTATCTTGAAACTCTGAAATTAGCATATAACGATGATTAAAATCAACCGTTAATTTTTAACAGTTGATTTTCGACATCTCGTTTTTAACGGCTTCTTTTTGTCAAAAACGCTTTTTAAGGAGTTGTTTTTGAATTTTTAATCGGGATTCGGTTATGGCATACGTAACAGTTCAATTCGTTCGAGAAATCACGGGATTGACAGCAACTGACGCCGATGATTCCAAAATATCCGATTTAATCACAGTAGCGGAAGCAATCGTTGATTATGAAACCGACAAAACTTGGAGCGAATCCGACCAAAATTACAAGCTTGTTCAATTGGCGACCGCAAAGCTCGTGGGCTGGCTTGCTTACCGCAGCCTCGCCGGGGCAGAACAAAAAGCTGACAAATTCAAGCAGGAAGCCTACGAAATTCTCAACAAGTTGAGGGGGAGCGCCTTTCTGCGAGGTTGATAAGCAATGAGCGAGTTAACAACGCCTCTACAATCGGCTCTTTCCGATATAAAATCGGCGCTCGAATCCAATCTAACGGATGTTAACATTTACAATCATTGGCCTCCAAGAGCAATTAAACTCCCAGCCGTGAGCATTTTTCTCGTTTCAAGCCGGCAAGAAGAAATAGGCATTGGACAGAGAGCTGAACCCAATAAAAAGGCTGTTTTACATGTTTTTACTTTCCAACTGGATATATGGGGTCGCTCTCCCAATGAGATTATGAAAATTGCTGACCAAATTAAAACGATTTTCTTCAAAAACCGCAATTCCTTCGGCAATTACATAAAGGATATTGTTAAGGTAAGCGAAAGATGGCAAGGACTTGAAAGAACCGAGGACATTCCCGGAACAACCGGTGAAAGCCAGATTTACCGACATTCACTTGATTTCAGGGTAACATACGCCATAACCGAATCCCTAAGTTAAGAAATTGAAAAGGAGGTGCGTCCCGGAAAATGAGCACTCCTCTGGTTGGTTCCGAGGCCGTAATCCTGAAGGACGGAACTGAAATAGGATACGCCAAAGGCGTAACTATTGGCATTGATGTTGACCTCATCAAGGAATACGTCATGGGAAGCACAACGCCCGCAGTTCTCAAGGCCGGAAACAAGAGCTTCAGCTTCAGCATCGAAAAAATGTTCATTGACAACTCATTTATAAATGACATCCTCAACGGCTCAACAGTAACAATTGTTGTGAGACCTGCTGGAACCGGTGCTAACCTGCCAGAGATAACATTGACCAACGCGATTTTCACGAGCTGGGAGCTTTCAATTGAGCAAGACGGCGTTATCATGGAATCAATTGGGGGTGAAGCCGAATCAATTGAGCCCGGCACACAATCAAGCGGTTAAGAGTTGAACTCAATTAATGGAGTGTGATGGATTATGGATTTGGACAAAAACCGGGACGTAATCCTCAATTTCGGCTTAATTGCCGTTGGAAAATTGCGGGATATTGAGCAGCTTCAGAAGTATATTAACGAGAAGATGAAGGAGCTGCAGGTTGTTTATTGCACGGTTTCAGCCAAGAAATTGCGCTTAATTAAAATTGGAAAGGAGGGATGAATGGATGAGCGAGGATATAAAGGCAAGAGCTGAAAAAGCCTTCCAGAAACTCGAAGAAAAGAAAAAACTCGCTGTTGCAACACTTGATGAAATAATTGCCAAATTCGCTCAAACTCTGACGGTTGAAATACCGGAGCTTGGATTTGCGATAAGATACCGGAAGCTAACGGTGAAGGATTACGCCGAAATCAACAAAATCAAGGATGATAACGAGCGCATGTTCGAGATGCTTTACAGAATGCTTCACAAGGCCGACCCGTCAGTTACAATGGAGAAAGTCAAGGAGCTTCCAATCGAGGTTGCGGCGCTGATACTGAAGAAAATCTTCCAATCTTCCCCTTTTTCAGGCCTAATCTCGCCAAGGAAATTGCAAAATCCGAGCTTGGTTGGACAATCTGGCTGATTGCTCACGAGTTCGGTTATACCCTAAACGAAATCCGCGAAATGACGCTTGACGAGCTGGCCTTCCTATCCGCCGGGCTTGAAAGGTATTACGAGAAATTGAAGCCCAAAAGGAGGCGCATAGGGCGTGCCCGAGTGGGGCGTTAAAATCGTTCGGGATACTGTTACGCCCAAGTTGAGGCGTTTCAGAGAGAAGATGCCCGAGAAGGTTACGGATGAAATTCTTAGGGTAGGCGCTCAAATGGAGGCTTACGCAAAATCAATTGTTCCGGTTAGAACGGGTTATTTGCGTTCAACAATCGTGTTTAGGGCCTTTGAAAGGCCTCTTATGTTTTGGTTCGGCGCAACCGCGCCTTATGCCTCATTTGTTGAATTTGGGACTCGGTTTATGGCTCCGAGACCTTATTTGAGGCCAGCTCTTGACGCTTATTTGCCCCGGCTTATGGCTGCAATTAAAAACGGCGTGTGGACGGTGATGCGTTAATGAGCTGGTTCGTAGGTGAGCTTAAGTTCAAGCTTGAAGTTGTTGATGAAGCAACTGAAACAATGAAAAAAGTTGAGGAGGAAGTTGAGAACACAAAGAGCCGATTTGAGGATTTGAAGGACGTAATGAAAACAGCTGCTGGAGTAATGCTTGGTGAGATTGCCCATGATGCAATGGGCGCGGTTATATCCTCAACCCAAGAGGCTCAGCAAGGTTTTATGGATTATGAGCAGACCATAACGAAAATCCTTTCGGCAACTTCGGCGCAAGGAGAAGAACTTGAACGTTTAAGGCGGATTTTGGAGGAAACCGCGAAAAGCCAAGCTGATTTGGGTTTCACAGCGGCTGAATCGGCGGCTGCGCTTGAAGCACTTGTTAAGGCCGGTATGAGCGCTGAGGAAGCAGCTCAGGCTTTACGCTCGGCTCTCGGCCTCGCAAAACTTGAAGGTATAAGCACGGAAGAAGCAGCAAATATATTGGTTCAAGCCCTAACAATGTTCGGTTTAAGCGCTAATGAGTCCGCAAGGGCGCTTGATGCAATAAGCCGAGCTGCGGATGCGGGTATTGACACTGCAATGGGTTATGCCCAAGGACTTGCGAATTGCGGTGCAATGGCTCACACAATGGGATTAAGTCTCGAAGAAACCCTCTCCGCACTTGTAATCCTTGACAAGACATTTGGCTCCGCAATTGAATCGGGAACTTACCTTAACGCGCTTTTCAAGGACTTAATCAACAAATCGGATGAGCTTGGAATCAGCCTTTACCGCGCCGACGGTAGCATGAAAAGCCTTGATGAAATAATTGCGGATGTTCGGAAAGTAATTAAAGGCTTCGGGAACGACCAAAAGAAAATCAATGAATATCTTGCCAAATTTGATATTCGAGCGCAAAGAGCAATAACCGCGCTTGTCAATTATGACGGCTCAATTGCCGAAGTTATGGGAGAAATGCAAGAAGCCAGAAGTGTTCAAGAGAAGCTTAACATGGTTTTAGGCACTTACGCCGGCAGGCTTTCAGTTGCTCAGGCTCAAGTTGAAAACGCAAGTTATCAGCTCGGCGCAATGAGAGCGGAGCTTGAACTTACTTGGAAGCAGTTCTTACTTGGATATTAGGGCCTATCGGCGCGGTTGCGGATGCTTTAGGCCCATCGCTTCTGCAAGGCGCAATCACCGGCGTAATGATTGCGTTACCTCAATTAATCACACATTTCGGCGGATTAACCGGTATGTTAAACAGCGTGAAGGCAGCTTTCTCGGCTTTAAGCACTGTTATGATGGCCAACCCGATTATGCTCGTTGTAACTGCAATCGGCGCCTTGATTTCGGCGCTTGTTATTGCTTATCAGACATGTGAACCTTTCCGCAACGCGGTTAATGCGGTAGGCGAAACCTTGTATAACTTCTTTAAACCCGCAATTGATGCGATTATAGGCGCCTTACAATGGC